CCATTGTATTTTGAAGTGATCTTCTCGAATTCTTTGACACGATCATCCCCCACTACCATAGTTACATGCTCTTTACCTTCATCATTTAAGTCACGTAGTATGTCAAAGACATTCCTATGTGCTTCATTGTTTTGGATAGCATCCTTATGTGATGGAAACAACTTCCTCATGTGTCCAACCTTTTGATCAGCACCTAAGGGGTTTTTCTTATGGTCTTGTGACCTGCTTGGATAGATTCTATAATTACCTGAGTCTCCACCATGTGCTTTAACAGCATCGAGGAGCTTGCCGTGACCAGCATGAGGAGGATTAAACCTCCCAAAAGTAATCGCAACATGATTGTCTGCCTCCTGTGCTTCTGCTTTCTTTTCAGCAGCAGTCTTCCCAGTCTTGGCCTTAGTTGCTTCTCTTAAAAATTGTGTAAAATTCATCCCCAATCCTTTGCTGCGGTGAAGTTAGCTCTGGAAAACTCCAGTCTATCTACGAGTTTAAGTGCTGCCCCATCTTTAATAGCAACAAACCCCTCAGGGTTAGTAGCTCGTAGACCATTCTCTTCTTCAAGGAATGTGCCAACACTTTTGATCTGTGTCAATTTATTTATGATCATAACTTTAGCATCCATCAGGTTTTTAAACCCATCAAGTGCTGAGTACATGACCGTCCTGTTAGTATTTAGGTATTTGATAGCTTCCCCCTTACGTTTTCTCCACTCAAGTATAGACTTAGCAGTCTTCTTCTTTGTTATCTCAGCATTATACTTTGCCTCAATGAAACAACAGAAGTTCTTTGACATTACTTGAGCACTAGGGACAACACCACCTCTTACTACTTGGTTAAAGTATACCTTAAACAATGCAGGTAATGTAAATGGTCCTTTACCTACACCTTGGACACTCTTAATGAATGACTGTCCCTGTCTGAGGTTTCTTTCAGCAGCAAGTATAGTCCTGTTTACATTTGCCTTCTCAACCTGTGATAAGTTAGCAGCACCACCCACGTTAGTAAACTCTGAGGAGAATACTGCTACCTCTGGTTTACCTTGTAACTTACTTACATCAGCACCAAATCCTGCTGATAGATCTTGCATAGTCTTACCACTATACTCTGTGTGAAATACTATACCCATCTTACTCTTACCAACCTTCTCACCTAACTCACTCTTAACATCAACAGTGTATGTAATAGTATTAGGTCTGAAACTATAGGTGCGTTTACCCTCTAGCATTATGACTGAAGGTGTTGTCTGATATAACAGGTCACCTTGTAACACACCTTGTATAGGTAGAGTGGATAGTCTTTGTAAACACTCTTTAAGGATAGACCCCACAGTCGAACCAGCATACAATCTATCGGCATCTGCTTCTGAATATACTACTTTTGGATTAGTCTTATTAAATACTGACTTGGTACCAACGAAGAACCTACCGTCCTGTGGATTCCTACCACATACTATAGCAGGTGCTCCATCCCATTTGGTAGTGACCTTCATCTGAGACTGTCCATCTCCTTCAGTCAGCATATCTCTAAGTGACTTCAGGAAGTTAATAGAATTTGTTACACCAGCAGTACCACTGTTGAATATATCATCTTCTAAGTGCTCTAGGTGAGTGTTCTTTGCCATGTCTTTATTATAACAGGTGCTCTAGGTTATGGGTGAACGAGTGGACACTTTATCAATCGGATAGTTTATAGTATGGTGCTGAGAGACTGGACATACTTAAAGCATACAGTAACATGTCCTCTACCAACTGATCCCTCTTTTTCTTTGTAGAAATACTCTTAATAGTATCAAATAGTTTAACCACTTGCCACTTAGAGTATAACCAGACAGGCTCTGCTTCTCTAATAGTCTGCCATACCTTCTTATCATTGGCACCAGGATTATATCTATGGAAACCACAGAAGATATCCTTCTCTGCCTGTTCCCTATTAGAAGTAACAAACCTTGCTGCACCAGTTGGTACCATTTTAGCACCACCAACATGATTCCTTATCAATAGATTAATAGGTCCCAAGGATATCTTTCCATGCTTTGCTGACTTACCTGAGACCTCTCCTTGCCAACCAGTCAACTTAGCACCAGCAAATCCTCTAAACTGTATCTTTGCACCTGATGAGCAGTGAATGTATCCATCCATTGACTTGTCACTAAATTCAAACCTAGCAAATCCATCTGGTTCCTTCTGTGACACATCAATATTAACTGGTTTTATCTTTGCATTACCTACCATCTTCTTCAGCGACACACCTATACAGATCTTCTTCTGTATCCTCTCTTGCATACACTGATTCAATCCTCTGAAACTATTCTCTTCTAACAGACACTTAGGATCAAAGGCAGAGGATATAAGATACATGTCAGCAGGAGACCACTTGTTGATGTCCATCCTGACACCTTCAACCCTCTTCATATCCTTGAAAGCTTTCTCTATTGCTTTTATATTCTTTGATCCTCTCTCATACTTAAACCCTGATCCAAACTCATCATAGATTTCATTAGCACCCTTAACACATGACTGCACCCAGTCTGCTGGTAGTGTATGTAATACATTTTGTACTGTCTCATCTATATCAAATAGTCTTGCTGCTTGTGAGACACTCTGAGGAGTGATGTCTTCTACAGTTATATTACCACCCTTCTGTGCTGCTACAGCAGCATATACACACTGTGCTGACTCAGTTAATTTAGTGAGAGCAGCACCACCACCAGACTGTTTAGTCTTACTGGGTTTGTATATAAATTCAGTCCATTGCTTCTTAGTACCATCTGCTTTGATTACAGTACCAGGGAAACTAGACACCCAATTCTTACCCTTATATACTTCTTCCGAAGACTCAAAATCAATACCTGCCTTCTTCAATGATTCTTCTACATCTTTCCTGACTTCAAAACGATCATCAGCTTTGATCTTAAGTCTAGTCATTGATCCTGAGGCACTATCAACCTCCACCTCATAGTTATCAAGGACGTGGTTGACTGCTATTGCTATGTCCGATTCAGTTTGGGCCATAAAAAAGAGGGTATCTCTACCCTCTATTTATTAATGTAGGAGGTCGGATTCCTGTGTACCGACAAGAGACGGGCATTACTACAGTAGTAAATTTTACATCTCTGCCTGAGACCCGACTGGTAAGTCGATTCTGCTTTCGCAGCAGCACCACCTGTGTCTCATCACCTTATCCAGCGTTTGCCAGAAAGATTATTCAGTCACTCCTTAGCGTTGCGTCCAACAGATATAATATAACCTATCTGTTAGTCCTTGTCAAGCTCGAATATAAGATCTTTATATTTTCTCCATAATTCACCCATCCTTGGCTCTGTACCACGTGACTTCCATAGTTGACCTACGATGTCCTTCATGTCATCCATAGGTACCACAACTGAGAGACTACCGTGAGTCTCTACCTCTGGTGGTGCTATCAAATTCTTATCTTCCATCTATTTCCTCCAGTGATGCTAATAACGATGACTCTGGTCTAGGTGGGTGGTGAATCACTGGACCTTCATCAGACTCAACTACAAACTGTGTTAGATAAGGATCTAATAAGTCACCCATGTCAGTTAATAGATCTAACTTCCTTACGCTTATCGATGCTTGGGTTTGCAACCCAGTATTATCTAGGAGTCGCTCCATAGGACACCACCTTAAACACTCCACACCATGATTAGTAACACCTTGATGGTCATGTGCTACCAATATATCAAAATCATATTTCTTGTAATTCTCGTATCCGCCAGGTCTCTTCCTACGAAGATCAAGTCGATATGTATTCTGACTGTATTTCACCATGTGATCAGAGGTAGGTTTAGTATACCTCTTTATCTGTATCTTAGCTCTAGTGCTATCAATTATAACATCAGCACCCCTATCCAGAGATGGTGTCCAGAGAGTGTATGGGTCTACATCCCATAGCATGTGCTTAGATTTGTTATCTAAGTGTATCACATACTCGATCCATTTCTTTTTGAAATACAACTCAGATAGATCACCTGATATACGATGATCTTTACCATTATCTCCTACACCAGTATATCCTTGGTGATTACCTCGTGCCATTAGATATCACCTGGTGCTCTATTCTCTGAGTATCCTACCTCAAACATTTGATTAGGGTATCTAGTTGCTAACTTAAGAGTATTAGTATAGATGATCTCATCTAACCTAACGTCTAGTGCTAGTGCTGCTTGTGCACAGTACCATATGATGTCACCTAACTCCTTAGTAAGGTGCTCCTTATTAGCAAGGTTGTATGGTTTGCCTTGGAATTTTAACTTCTTAACAATCTCCATAAACTCACCTGCCTCTGAGCACATACCAGATGCAGCAGTATCAAGACGTGCAATGTTACACCCTTCCTTCTTCAACTCACCATACCTTGCTATCAACTTATCAAAGTCCTTACTAGGAGGTGAGGTAACTCTGTCTACAAAACTTGTATAGTTGTCTAGATCTATCTCAAACTTCTCTGGTTTCTTACCCTTCTTCTTGTCCTTCTCTGCAACCTTCTGTTTCAAATACTCCCTTGACTTAGGAGCATTTCCCATCCTCTCATCAGTATCAAACTCCTCAGGTGACTTAGGAGTCTCATCAGCAATCTTCTTTGCTTGATCAGTGTTTTGCTCTACCTTATCCTGAGCCATGTTGGATACTTGCTCGGCAGCTTTATCCTGTTCATAATTTTCACCTGGTGCGTTAGTAAACTTTTCAGACATTAGACTTTAAATCCCTCGAATGTTTTTTTAGTGTTGGTCACAGGTTCTATATCACCTGCATCGATGATGTCATCTTGTGCTCCTTGATCACAATCATACAGCCTCATCTTCGCTCTGTCAATACCCACAACGAATCTCTTATACATTGTAGGGTCATTGTATCTATTCTTCAACTGTTTGATCATTATCTGTCCTAGCTCTTCCATTTCCTCGTTAGAAATGAGAGCGAGCATAAGGTCAGCAGTAGCAGGAAGTCCGAAGGACTCCGATGTGTCAGTAAGGTCAGGATCGCTAGACCCAAAACCAGCACGAGTAGTTTGAGTAGCACTGACGATTGGTAGATTAAATTCGACAGCAAGTCCTCTAAGTTCCTCTGCAATCGCTTTAACATAGGTGTAACTGTTTACTATAGTACCTTTATACCGTGCTGAAGCACAGATGTTTAGATAGTCCACAAATATAATATCAGGACTGAATCCCTTCTTCATAGACAACTCATTTAAGAGTGCCTTGAAGTGTCCCACATGTGCAGATGCTGTGGGGTATTCTTTAATGACTAACTTACCTTGAGTCTTCTTAGTTAACTCCAGCAACTTGGTGGAGTACTTTTCTTTTGTGAGGAGGGGGCTTGTGAGTTGTTGGATTGGGATGTCCAAGAGGTTGGCATCAATTCGCTCTGCAATTTTCTCCTCTGCCATCTCCATTGTAATGTAGAGAACGTTCCTCCCTTGGAGCAACACGGAGCCAGCCAAGTGGCACATGAATAAAGACTTCCCGACACCCGTACCAGCAAGTGCGATGTTAAGAGTCTTATTAGGTAAACCACCTTTGGTAATCTTGTTAAGATACTCGATATCAAAGGGAATCTTTTCTTCTTTCTTGTGATAGAAATCATATCTGTCATCAGAATCTTGTATGTAATCGTGTCCTACGCTCTCATCAAAACACACGCCAAGTGCTTCCGACATGATAGACGGAATAGCATCCTTTGTACGTGTTTTATCCTGCCCATCTGCAATCTTTACAGACTCCATTAAGGCAAGGTATATTGCTCTCTCTTTACACCACTTCTCTGTTGTCTCTACTAACCAATCTTCGTTATATTGATCTCTATCTAAGTTGTCAATGAAACTTTCGACCTCTCTATATATCTCCTCCGAGATGTCACGTCTCTTCTCTACTTCAATCTTCAGAGCATTAGGCTCTGGTGTCGTCTCATACTTATTAACATACTCTGTTAAGGTACTAAACAATACCTTGTGACTTGTAGTATCAAAGTATTCATCCTTTATAAAAGGCCCTACCTTTCTCAGATACGTGTCGTTGAGGATTAGTTTACTAAGGGTAATCTCCTCGATCTTTAAGGTCATGTGTAATGTAGATAGGTTGTTATCGCATACTTATCCTCATCCTTTGGTGGCATGTATGAGTGTGCATACGTCCATGTGGATGGGAATAAAACCATTCTACCACGTTTTGCTTTAATTTCAACGTCAATATCATTAAAATATACTGAACCTCCTTCCACATCATTTAAAAACATATGATATGTGAGGAATCTCTTAGCAGAATTGTAGTCACCTACATCTATATGTCTCTCAAATCTATCCTGTGTCTTATGCTGATACTTAATCATCTTAACCTGCTCAAGAGAATTGTTTCTCGGCCAATACCTTTCGCAGTCAAGATCTTTTATGTATCTTTCACCACACGTCTTGATGGCCATTAAGATCTGATTATGTACAACATTCCATATATTAATTTGTGCTTTCTCTACTAGATCTGTGATGTTGAGAGCAGAGAAACCACACATCTCCTGGTCAAACCTCTCGACATGATCTTTATCCTGATCAAACATCAAGATAGCATTCTTACATAGATTCTCGTCTAAGATATCATCGTAAGTTACAATAAATCTATCCATATGAAAACTCCTTGGCAGCACACTCATCTAATGCTTGTAAGATTTCGGGGGTGAAGTATTTAGAGGGGTCTTTATATACAACCGATGGATATACAGAGTCATCTCCAATGACAACTCGATTACCCTTACGTTCAAATACTCCATACTTCTCTCCTAGTTCTAACAGACCATAATATTTGTCTAGTCCTCTCTCATCATAGTATAAACGTATGGCCACCTGTTGATTCTCTTTTGCTAACCTAGACTTAGCAAGTTTTGCTTTAATGATATTACCTATAACTTCCTTACCATCCTTCTCCTTAGACTTACTAAGGTAAATGATATTAGAAGCAGCATACTTGAGTCCACTACCACCACCCATCTCTTTAGTGGGCATGTAAGCACCGACCACATCATATGTATGGTTGGTAACTATCAATGGGACATTCGCTTTACCGAGCTTAAGTGTGAGGACTCTGAAGATAGACTTAACAACCTGTGCTCTAGTCATATCTCTAGTCTCTTTACCTGCCTCACTGTCTTCCATCTCCTTAGAGGTGGACAACATACCCAATGAATCTAACACCATCATCATAGGTGGTTGATTCTTATCCTTCATATACTTATCAAGGATCTGTATTGCTTGTGTCCTAAACTCTTGGACTGTGGTAACAGGTACTATAATCATACGACTAGAGTCTATACCCCTAGTCTCAATCATCTCTCTACTCAGTGCACTTTCAGACTCAAAATAAATAACGCCACCATCAGGATTAGATTCGAGGAAATGACGTACGATACCAAGACAGAAAAACGTTTTGCCTGTGCTTGATTCACC